AAACTGTAACAAATGTATTTGATGATACAATTACTGTATCTTACAAAGAAGGTGGTGAATGGAAATTTGCTCAATGGCCTTGTACTACAGACCCAGGTAAAAAAGGTGTTAAAGAATACCATAATGCAGCAGGTGTTGCTCGTTTAGTTGAAGGCCAATACAGAGGTTCACATACCCTAGGTCTACATCAAGGAAAATACGAAGCCTTAAAACAAGCTAAACCAGTTAAAGTTTATCGTGATGCAAATCGTGATATGACTTATGATGAAACTAAAATTGCTGAAGGTGTATTTGGAATTAACATCCATAAAGCAGGTGCCGATTCTACTTACGTAGAAAACTGGTCTGAAGGATGTCAAGTATTTAAAAAAGCATCTGATTTTGAAGCATTTATGGTTATTGCCCGTAAAGCAGCAGCTATTCATGGAAAATCATTTACTTATACACTCATTGAATCAGCAGATATTAAGTAATTAAACATTTTTAAGAAACCTTGGAGCCCCGTTAGGGGCTCCTTATATTTCCGACCATGCAACATAAATATTTACCTTGGTTTTTGCTGTTTTGTGCACTAGGTTTATCAACAACAGCAGCTTATTATAGTGTTATCGGTTTATCTGTAGTATTTACCGGAGTAGCTATACCTGTAATTGTAATGGGATCATTTTTAGAAGTATCTAAAATTGCTATTGCAACTTACTTACATAATGCTTGGAAAAAAACATATGCTCTTTTAAAAGTATATTTAACTATAGCACTAGTAGTATTATCATTTATTACCTCAATTGGAATCTATGGTTTATTAAGTACAGGATTTCAAGAAAATATAGCCAAACTTGAAATTGGAACTAAACAAATTCAAAATATAGAAGTTAAAAAACAAAGATTTGAGGAAATCAAACTCGAATTATCCAAAGAAAAAACAATCTTAGACAAAGATATATCCCAGCTACGTAATGCTTTATCTACAAATACAACTACTCAATCAGTAGATACTAAAACTGGGCAACTAATTACAAAAGCAAACAATGCTAACCGGAAATCATTTGAAACACAACTTGCTGGTGCACAAACAAATAGAGATAAACTATCTACTAAAATAGATGCTTTAAATGATTCAATTACAAACCTAGATATTCAAATTTTAGATATGGAATCTAAAGCAAGTGAATCAAATGAATTAGGAGCTGTACAATATGTAAGTGAAATTACGGGAGCTGACATTAAAACAGTGGCAAATTGGTTCATATTCATGTTAATTTTTGTATTTGATCCATTAGCCATTACCCTTGTCATCGCTACAAACCAAGCATTTGAACAACGCAAACCCAAAGTAAACATTTATGGTGAACCAAAACCTATTGAACCTGAATCTGTAGTTGAAACTCCATCTATTTCAAGAGAAATGATTGAAGTAGAAAAACAACGCATTCAAAATGAAATAGATAAAATCATCCGCTCAGGAGCTTCAGGTAGAAAAGCAGGCCCAGCAATTAATCATCTCCAAAGTCAACTTAGAGATTTAGATAATATAATAACTTACTAAAAATACTTGCCTTTCCAATATTTTTTTCGTATATTCTATTAAAAATAAAGGATGTACTCATTTATCAAAGAAGGTAGTATCAATCATAGTAGAGAAACGGTTATGAGCCATGTTAAAAAACTCCAACCACTTAACTACAATCGATTCATGTGGTGGAGAACACATACAGATAGAGTTACTCCATTAGGTAAACGTGCTTTACTCAAAGACCGTATTTTAAACGGTGATTTTGAACCATCTTCCTATTTTTGGCAAGCACAATTAGCACTTTATGTTGCTAAAGACAAACTTGACTTGACCAAACACGATACTCGTTATCAAATTGAACTTTGTGGTGTTGATTTCCAACGCTACAAAAAATTAATGGAAGATTTTGAAAAGGAAGAAACAAATCGTATGTCTGCCCTGTATGATGCTTTTACTTCAGAATATCGTATTACAAAAGAAGAATTAGAGGAAAAATTTCTTAAATTTAATGGTACCATTTTAGATTTTTACAACTATGCTGAGGAATTTTTCTACAAAACCCCATCAAGCGTAAGAAAAGACAATCGTGGTCGCCCTAAAAAAGTATTAAATCAACCTTTACCTAGAGTTTTACTCCCAAAACGAGGTAGAGGTCGTCCTAAAAAATCATAATATGTGGTATAAATTAAAAAAATGGTTAGATTTGAACATTGTTTGGTTCTTTGTTCATCCTAGTAGACATGCTGCCTTAAAAAAACATTTAAAGAAAAAATATGGAAAAACAAAATAACCGGGGTCCTTACCCACAACCAAACGAAGTTTGGCAACATTACAAAGGTGGAAAATACCAAATTGTAGCAATGTGTAATCATACAACTACCGATGAAATACTTGTGATATACAAATCACTTTCATTTGGAGGATTCCATGCTCGTCCGTATAGTGAATGGCATGAACAAGTTGGAGAAACAAAAGCAGCAGGATTTCCAATTTATCGATTTGAAAAATTAACTTACTCAATATGAAAATTAGACCTTATTTACACAGTACCCTATGGGGTGGTTTTATGCAAATGGCTTTATGGCCCGCAATATATGTAACACATAACAAAGTATCTCGCAATATAAGAGTACTTTCTTTAAGTGCGAGTGTGTTGTTTTGGGATTTTGGTTTTACAATTGAATGGAATAAATATGAATAACACAGTAGAACTACTAGGCCATTATGGCGACGACTTAACCCATGCTTGTTCAGCTTGGACAAGTACATCACGTGAATTGACAGATGAAAAAATTTCACGTGTACCAAAACTACTAACTATGTTAGCAAGTGAAGGACATCACACTCCATTTGAAAAATCTAGTTTACATTTTCTAGTTACAGTAGACCAGGCAACACATATCCACTTGTTGAAACACCGAATTGGAGTTTCAATTAATGGAGAAAGTGCCCGCTACAAAGAATTAAAAGAGGATAAAATGTATATCCCATATGATTGGAGTAATTCATGGCATTTTAAACTTAAAGAATATACTGAACAAGGAAATAAGTTATATCATGAAGCGCTTGAATACTTTACTCCTATTTTAGGCCGTAAACGTGCTAAAGAATCTGCTCGTTTCTTTAAAACATTTAACTCCCAGATTACTATGGATCTTATGTTTAACTGGAGAAGTTTTGCTCATTTCCAACAATTAAGAAATAGTGAACACGCTCAAGTTGAAGTAAGACAACTAGCTCAAGATATGCTTGATCAAGTAAAAAATATTGAAGGTAATCCATTTGAACATACAATTAATGCTTTTGGTTTAAATTAATGGAACTACTAAACACACACCCAATTAAAAAATCTGACCTTGGTTTTCACGGGAACCTATTTGGTGGTAAACTATTGAGCTGGATTGATGCCTCAGCCGCAGGATATTCAATGCAATTGTGTGATACACCAAGAATGGTAACAGTATCAATTGATCAATGCAACTTTGAACGCCCAGCTAAAGAATCTCAGCTATTAAAAATATATGCTCGTCCACTTAAAGTAGGAAATAGCTCAATGACTCTGTATATGGAAGCAAGAGCACATAACGTTTACACAGGTAAACAGGACCTTATATTGAAAACAAATATTACGTTTGTTCAAATTGATGAGGGTGGAAATGCTATACCTTTAGGTGAAAAAGCTAAAACAAGAATTAATGATCTTTTACAAAAAGAACTTGATTCTGATGAAAAACTTTCGTATATTAGAGTATAAAAATAAGAGTTATGACATTTAGAAAAAAAACAAAAGCTCGGTTCAAATCATTTTTAAGACGATTAGGTTTGCTTTGTAAAAAACCTACTGAACCAACGAAACGAATTCGAATTTCTCGAACTATTAATCCTGATGGTAGTACCACTCAACATGATCGTTTAACTAAACAACCATTATATGAAGGTAATACGTTTGAATCCGAATTGCATATCTACAATGAGATTAAAAAAACAGTAAGAAAATCCCGTAAATCTAAAAAATAAAAGTTATGAATATCACTCGTGAAAAAGTTATGAACTTGCTAAGACCAGCAATGAATGCTATTATTGTAATTACTATAGGAACTGCTATGTTTCGTTTAGGAATCGCATATCAAAAAGGTAAAAATAAAGAAGCAATTAAAGTAGAAAACCCATATGCACATGCATTTTCTCCTGAAGAAATTTCAATTGCAGTTAATGAATCAAACGAATTAATTATGATTGAACGTGCAACTGGAGATTACATTGTATATTCAGATCAAATTGGTCAAACTATCTTTGGTATGTATGCCAATCGTATTCACCAAGAAGCTACTAATGTTAGTAAATAGTATTAAAATCGGTATTGTAGCGGGGGCAGTTATTGCCACCGCTCTTACTGTTGCTGAACCGGAAGTGCAATCAACTCAAGAAGTGCGCATTCCAGATAGTATCGATCAAGGATCACCACCATCATTGCAAATGTACAAATACATTAAAGCATACGCTGATACATTTGATATCCCGGTAAATTATGCATTTGGAGTAGCATATTGTGAAACAAGATATGAAGGTCCATTTCAATGGAAATACAATCCTGCTCAAACATCTCCTACAGGTGCTGAAGGTCCAATGCAGATTTTACTTTCTACTGCACGTTACTTAAACAAAGATGGTGTTTCACGCCAACGTTTACGTACAGATATTAAATATAACGTAAAAACTTCATTAGGATATGTAAGACGTTTATATAATCGCTACAAAAGTTGGCCAATTGCATTTGGTTACTATAATACAGGTTACCCTAGAGTAAATGATTACGCAAGAAAGGTTGTAAACTTTAAAATTAATTGGAGATGAAACAAGTAGTTTGTATAAACGATAGTAGATTACCTGAAGGTGCTCAAGTTATCAAAGGTAGAGAATATACTGTAATAGATGAGTTTATAAACAATTATGATCAACGAGTTTTTATTATTGAAGGTATAATAAATGAAGGTACTACCAAAATGGGATTACGTTGGATTGGATATGATGCAAGTCGCTTTGCAGAACCAGAAACATTAATGGAAGAAATACACGAACACGCATACGCAGAAGCATGAAAAAAGTAAAAATTAGCCACGAGGTACCATTTTGCCTCTTAGAACAGAGTAGAGAATTTAACGATTATGATTATCTCTTACCGCATTTGATGGACGAAAATGAAGAATATCGCAATTTCTTCTATGAGTCAAAGAAAATGGGTCGCTACATTGTAATGGATAATTCACTCCATGAACTAGGTGAAGCATATAATACATCCCGTTTATTCCTTTGGATTGATGAAATCAAACCAGATGAATTTATCGTACCAGATGTATGGGAAGATTATGCTGCTTCAATTAGAAACGCAAAACAATGGTCTAAAGTACAATTACCTGAAGGGGTAACTAAAGTAGCAGTAGTACAAGCAAAATCTATATATGAAGCTGGATTATGTGTACAAGCATATCGTGATTTAGGTTATAAAAAAATAGCATTTTCTTATGGTGCAGAATATTACCATGAAGTATGCCCTCACCCAAACAAAGATTTAGGTAAAGCAATTGGGCGATATATGGTAATTCACCAATTTATGCAAAACAAAACATTACTCCCAGGTGATCGAGTACATTTACTTGGAACTGCTTCTCCTATTGAATTTGGAATGTATAAAAATATTCCTTGCATTGAATCAATTGATACTTCAAATCCAATTATGGCAGCAATTGGTGAAATGCCTTATACAAAAATGGGATTGCATATGAAACCAATTGCAAATATGAACAAATACCAAGATGTAAGTATTGATTTTGTCAATGAAGATCTTGTAGAATATAATGTTGAAATGTTTAGGCAAATAAATGGACTCTAGTTTGGAGTCCATATTTTGTTTTAGTATATTCACACTAAATAATAAATTATGGAAATGTTAAGTTTATATGATTACCTAGGTAAAGCCGCAGGTGAAGAATTAGGTAAAGAAGTTTGGACAGCAGCGGCAGAGGCTAATATTCCAACACAACTTCGAGAAATTTCAAACCCAAAATACACAGGAAAAGTAGTTTTATACCCTAAAGATTTTCTTGATTTTTATTTTAGAGAACCTGAAACCTGGCAAATCGAAGATCGTATTAAAGATTTACCTGAAGGACATGATTGGACCGGAAACCTTGAAGACGATGACCTCCCTTTTTAATCATACTAAAGAAGAGTTTGAAAAACACCGTGAGATTTGGAAATCTGAATGGTATGATCATTGGAGACTCTTGGATATTGACTTTGAATGTTATATGTTAATGAGAGGATTAACAAAAGAAGAATTTAAAAAATTAAATAGCGAAATATGGCAAAACACGTAGTAGTATCCTTATCTGGAGGGATGGATTCCTCCACATTGTTACTTCGTTGCTTGAAAGAGTACGATACAGTAACTGCACTTTCATTTGACTATGGTCAAAAACATAGAGTTGAACTTGAACGTGCTCAATCATTAGTAGATTATATTAATGAAACCTATTCCCCTATCCGTTACCGTCAAATCCAATTAAACGGATTAGCTGATTTGCTCAATTCAGCACTTGTAACAGGTGGAGATGAAGTACCTGAAGGACATTATGCTGAGGAAAATATGAAAGCAACAGTTGTTCCAAACCGAAACAAAATATTTGCTTCAATTACTCAAGCAGTTGCACTTTCAATCGCAGATGAAACAGATGAGCAATGTGACATTGCAATGGGTATCCATGCAGGTGACCATGCAATTTATCCAGATTGCCGTCAAGAATTTAGAGATGCAGATGATGCAGCATTTAGAATTGGAAATTGGGGTTCTGAGAAAGTAGGTTACTTTACACCATACCTGGAGGGGGACAAATTTACAATTCTCCAAGATGGAGAAGTATTATGTGGTGAATTAGGACTTGATTTTAATGAAGTATATTCACGTACAAACACTTCATATAAACCAATCTTCCACGAAATGACATATGAAGAAGGAGATAGCATTGTTAGTGTAGAATGGTGGTTCTCTGATTACAAATCAGCAAGTTCCGTGGAGCGTGTAGAAGCCTTTATTAAATTGGGACGTCCTGATCCTGTAGCTTATGCAGATGAAGAAGGTCCTGTAACATGGGAACATGTAGTAAGTGAAGTATCTAAAGTACTAGCAAGCCATGCAGGATAAAAGTATTATAAACTGGGAACTTCATCAAAAGCTAATGGCAAAGAAAAGAACAATTAAAGTATGTACCGGGGTAGGATTGAATATGTTCTTCCCCGAGTACATTACTATCGAATTATCTGATATAGACACTAAAATTAGAAAACCTAAAACAACAAAGAAAAATGGCTAGATTTAAATCAACAAAAATATTTGATGGATTCAGTACAGTATTTCGTCAATGGAAAGCAAATGAAACCCATTGTTCATTTTTACATGGTTATGGTGTTTCATTTAAAATCACATTTGAAGGTGAATTAGATGAAAGAAATTGGGTTTGGGATTTTGGTGGTATGAAACGTGCCAAATGTACTATTGATGGAATGAATCCTAAAGCATGGATGGATTATATGTTTGATCACACTACAATTATAGCTGAAGACGATCCACATTTAACTTTATTTAAACAAATGCATATAGAAGACATTATCCAATTGCGAGTAATCCCAGCTACTGGAGCTGAACAATTTGCAAAGTATGTTTACGATAAAGTGAATACATTTGTACTAGAAGAAACAAATAATAGAGTATCTGTCTCTCAAGTAGAATTTAGTGAACACAATAAAAACTCAGCAATCTATGGACAATAGTTATTATACGACAACCACCACTTTTGGTGATATTAAATTTACATATACAATAACAAAATGAAAGAAATTTTATACTTCTCTGCAGGATGGTGTATGCCGTGCAAGAATTTTAAACCTATTATGGAACGTGTAAGTCAACAACACCCTGTTAGGTTTGTTAACGTGGATGAAAGTCCTCAATTAGCTGCACAATACAATATTCGAAGCATACCTACTCTTGTATTTTTGAAAGATGGTCAAGAGGCAGACAAATCAATCGGAGTTTTAACAGAAGCACAAGTAAAAGAAAAATGGAATCTACTTTAGGAAGAATAGAAGACTATAACAAAGTTTTACCAATTGTAGAATTGTACCGTTGCGTTCAAAGTGAGGGATCTCGTTTTGGACGTCCTACGATTGCAGTTCGTACAACAGGTTGTACTCACCGCTGCTACTTTGGAGAAGGTGGGTGGTGCGACAGCTGGTATACCTCAATCCACCCAGAAAAAGGTACATTTAACTTTAATGATATTATCAAAATATATGACGAAAACCCACACATCAAAGAAATGATGTTAACGGGTGGTTCACCTACAATGCATGGTAAACTTGTAAATGAACTAACACACTTTGCAAATGAAAGAGATATTCTCATCACTATTGAAACTGAAGGATCCCATTTTCTTAAAACAGACTATCCTTTGGATCTTATTTCTCTTAGCCCTAAATTTAGCAATAGCCTTCCCGTACTTGGTGTTTCTACACCTATGGGGAATGTTGTAGATCAAAAGATGATTGATCAACACAATAAATTTCGTTTGAAATTAGATACGATCAAACAAACACTTGAATACCATTTAGACTATCACTATAAACCAGTTTGGGATGGTACTGAAGAAGGTTTAGCAGAAATTGAAGCATTTAGAGTAGCTTTAGATATCCCAAAACATAAAACATTTATCATGCCAGCAGGTGATACAAGAGATGAATTAGTTAAAATGTATCCACTTGTATTTGATATGTGTGCTGAAAAAGGATACAACATGACTGGCCGAGATCATATCATAGCTTTCGACACACGTCGTGGAGTTTGATTTGAATCCGTAAAGAAGAGTATACTTTTACATATGTATAATAAAACAACATATGAGTAAGTATAAACAAACCTGCAAAGAATGTAATATAGACTATAAGTCCAATGGTCCATACAGCAAATACTGTTCAAAAGAATGCAGACAAAATAGTAGAGCTAAAGAAAGAAATTATATAGAATGTATCCAATGTGATACCCCAATTAGATTTTATCCTAGCCAACAAAACAAATTTTGCTCCAACAAATGCCAGGGAAAATGGGTTAAAGAAAATATGGGAGAAGAAAGAATTGAACGAGCATCCCATATGAGAAAAAGTTGGAGTGAAGAATCTTGGAAAAAGGGTTTGGAAACTCGAAAGAAAAATGGTAATGTTATAGAAAATTACGACTGGAAACAATATTGGAAAAGATGTGATTGGTTAACAAGAAAGATTCGAAAACAAATGCTTGAAACCTGGGATGGATATGATTATATAGATGGAGAATATATAAAAGATAATTTAAAACTTCATTACAGTGACAAAAACTACCCTACCTTAGATCATGTTAAACCTAGATCACAATGCTTTAAAGAAGGGCTTTCTCCATATGAAGCAACAACAGTAGAAAATTTAAAATGGACTAAACGAGTAAATAATAGTAAAAAATATAATAAAATATGACACTTAGAAAAACAGTAAATCTCTTATTGAGAATCTCAAAAACCCATCCCTATCTTGGAGAATTATCTAAAGAACAACAATGCGAGTCTGCTATAGCAACCGCACAACTATTTAAAGAATTTGCAGAACAAGGCCACACAGATGAAGCAATGGATTTACCCGTTGAACATTGGAATCAAGTAATAGAACAATTAAACACAAAAAGAGGAGTATAATGAAAAAGAAAAAACCAATTAAACGTCTTAAACGTAAAGTAAAACACATTCCAATGGTAACTTGGAATTTGAAATCATATGAAACTGTTCATATGCCTGATTATCTAGCGGATGATTATATTCGAGAGTTTAACTTAATGAGAGTACCTACAACTTCCGAATTGCAATTTTGGATTGAACAAAAAACTAGAAAACGAGTTGTATGATTCTATTTACATCCGAACAAATTCAAGAAAAAGTTAAAGAACTAGCTCACCGTATTTCATTTAAACATACTGTTGATGATGATGTAGTAATGATTTGTGTATTAAACGGTGGGTTTATGTTTTTTAGTGATTTAGTTAAAGAGATGTCAATTGATTTTGAAGTTGACTTTATACGAGCTAAATCATACAATGGTCAAGACCAAGGTGTAGTCCGTATTTCAAAAGATATTGAAACAAATATTGAAGGAAAATATGTGTACGTAGTAGATGATTTTTATGATACTGGAAATACTTTGGAAAGAATTTTAGAGCATTTATCTACTTTGAACCCTAGATCACTTCAAATGATTACTTTATTGACCCGAGATACTTCCCCACTCTCAGAATATCCTCATATTTCAGGTTTCATGATCCAAGATCAGTGGGTAGTAGGTTATGGAATGGATAATAATTCAAAAGAGCGAAATTTGGATTATATTTATGCACTTTAACTTGGAGATTAAAAATATCCTTCATACATTTATACAAAATAATAAGTTATATGTCAGAAAACAATCGTAAAAAACAGCACACAGATTTAGAATGTGTACAAATTGGTTTTGCAAATGGTGTTGCACCTGGTTTTCCACTTACCGAGAAAGAAAAGTGGTCAATGGTAGATGAAGCAGAAGAAGCTTATGGCAAGTTTTTAGATGCTCTAGGTGTTGATTGGAGAAATGATCCAAATTCCGAAGATACTCCACGTCGTGTAGCAAAAGCTTATGTATTTGATCTATTTGCAGGTCGATATAATGCAATGTCAGATATTACTTCATTCCCAAGTGATGGATATGATGGTATCGTTATTGAAAGAAACATCCCAGTTACATCAATGTGTTCCCACCACCACCAAACAATTTCAGGTGTAATTCATATTGGTTATGTAGTTGGAGAAGGTGGACGTGTAATTGGTTTATCTAAATTAAACCGCGTTGTAGAACATTTTGGCCGTAGAGGTGCTATCCAAGAACAATTAACTGCAGCTATTCATCAAGCAGTAGACAAAGTATGTGAATTGAACAAAGGTGTTATTGTTACTGCGGTAGCAACTCACAATTGTGTATCTTGTAGAGGTGTAAAACACCAAGGTGCTTCTATGATTACAACTAAAGCATCAGGTGTGTTTATGGACAATGATAATCAAGCACGTAAAGAATTTTTTGATTCATTAAAAATTAATAATGGTGGTCACCAAATCTAAAAGTTATGAATAAAACACAATTACTCTATGAGGCTTTAGAGTCAAAATATCTAGCCCAAATTGCTGAAGCAAAAGCAACACTTGCAATTTACTTTGAAAGTTCAGTTGGTATTGGAGAACATCCTCAACATTTAGAGGAAATGGATAAATTTGTAGCCCAATTAGCTGAAGCCGAAGATAAATTACAGACTCTCCATTCATTGAAATTAGTTGACCCTACAACCCCATTTTAATATGAGATTATTAGAAAAAAAACAACAAGAATTAATAGAAATATTACTTGATCAAGTAGCAAGTCTTTCTATAATGTCTAAAATTGAACTTGGAAACGATGTCATAGAAGAGTTAACTCGATTAAATAAAGAACTCTCAGAAATAAAAGAAAACTATATACCATTTGTATCAGAAGTTGAGGAATTCAATGCAATTATGGGGAAACCTAATAATTATAATCCGATCATTCCCAACGAGAAGGAGTGGATGTTTGTCTATAATTTTATTTTGGAAGAACTCGAGGAATATAAACATGCGTGTGAAACAGGCAATATTGTTGAAGTGCTTGATGCTCTATGTGACATTACCTACGTCTCGCTTGGTAACGGGGCTATGTTACATGGTCTTAAGGATAAAGTATGGCCCGCGTACCAAGAGGTTCAAGCGTCAAATCTTAGCAAAGCTTGCACAAGTGAAGAAGAGGCACAAGAAACCGTTAGAGTACGTTCCGCAGAACAAAAGGAACCATGTCACTATGAACAGGTTGGTAAGTATTTTATCGTCTATAGAACACGCGATCGCAAGGTTATGAAGAACATCAATTACTTCAGACCAGACCTTACCCAATTTTTTAAATAATATTACAAATAAGAGTTATGTATCAATCGGTTTTCTATAATAGATTACCCGGAGAAGATCAATGGAGCTACTATCTCAGGGACGATAAAAAAGGAATACACAAATTCCAGTATTGGCCCACTGTATATAAACTTGACGAAGAGGGGGAATTTGAAACACTATTTGGTGATAGATGTTCTCCCCTCCAAGGCAAATACGATAGAAAAGATCCTACTATTCTAGAAAAAGATATTGACCGTGAACTTGTATTGTTGAGAGATCTGTACTACAAGACAGATGAAATGCCTTCATATCACAATATAGTTTATTTAGATATTGAGATTGAAATTTTAGGTGCACTTACACCAACCACAATCAAAGAAGCCAATGCTGAGATAACTGCAATTGCTTTAATTGATGCCTCTACCAAGGAAAAAATATGTTTTATTTTAGACAAAGAAGGTAAAATAGAAGATATTGACCAAGATGGTAAGAAAGTAATCCCGTGTGCAACTGAAGATACTTTACTGCGTAAGTTTTTATTGAAGTGGGAACAAATGGATCCTACAATTGTTGTAGGTTACAACAGTGATTTCTTTGATATCCCATACTTGTACTATAGAATCAAGAAAAAACTAGGAGATGAAGTATACCGCTTATCCCCAGTAGGTAAAATTGAAGAGGTTATATCCCAACCAAATTCTCCAATTCGTATTGGTTTAGTTAACAGTTTAGACTATATGTTGTTGCTTCGTAAGTATATTGCAAAAGAAGAACCATCATATAAACTAGGTGATATTGGAACCAAATATGCTAAGCTAGGTAAAATTGAATACAATGGTAATTTGGATGCATTATTTAGAGAAGACCCAAACAAATTCATTGACTATAATATTCGAGATGTTGAAATCATTGAAGCGCTAGAGGAAAAACAGAAGTTTATTGAATTGACCATTTTGATTTCCCACTTGTGCCATACACCATACGAATCTATTTACTATAATACTGCATTAAACGAGGGTGCTATTTTAACGTATCTAAAACGTAAAAATATTATTGCACCAAACAAACCAACTACAACTAATCCTTCAATTAGGGATTTGGAATTGGGCGATCACGTTGTACATCAACGAGGTACTTCTACAATTGAAGGTACAGTATATAGTTTTGAGGACAAGCAAGTTATAGTCAAAACAATGGCTGGAAAGTATATTGCTCGTAGTCCAAGAACAATTAAGAAAAAAGACAGTTATGCAGGTGGATATTTACTTGATCCTATTCCAGGATTATATTCAGATGTGAGTGACCTTGACTTTACCTCACTATATCCTTCAATTATCAAATCATTAAATTTGGGTGTTGAAACATTGGTAGGTAGAATTGTTACAAAAAACAATTATGAGCAGTACAATTCACTTGAGCAACTAAAGAAACGTGACCCCGAAGAAAAAATACATATCCAAAAACTAAACAAATATTCGTATCAACTTAAAGATGCTACTATATCTGTTGGTGCTTTAATCCGTTTAATTGAAGACAATAACTGGACAATAGCAGCTAGTGGAGCGTTCTTTACTAATGATAAAAAAAGTATTGCTTGCGAGGTACTTGAGGATTGGTTTAATCAGCGAGAACATTATCGAGCACTCAAGAAAACCGCAGGTAAAGCGGAAGATTGGGCCAATTACAAACTATATGACTTGTACCAAATGGCATTTAAGATCTTGCAAAACGCATTATATGGTACTTATGCTATTAACTCTTGGCGCTTCACAGATGGATTTAAAATATGTTCTGCAGGTATTACAAATAGTGGACAGAGATTGGTTAAAGCTAGTATTGATGGTATAAACGATATGATAGACGAATATCTAGAAATGGATATAGAAGAACTTAAAAGTGTTTTTGATCTTTGACCGGTACTTGTTATCTTTGACCATAGTTGGTAATATGTATAATAAAACAACTATGATAGCTATATATTATTTAGAAAACAAAGATGAAATATTTTATGTGGGGTATACAAAAGATATCAAACATAGAATAACTGAACATAGACAAAGATATGGAATTGAAACTGAAATGTTCATTTTAGAATATGTTATTCCAAATGAGAAAAAATACTGGGAATGCTATTGGATAGAGCAATTCAAACAATGGGGCTTTAATTTAAAAAATAAAAATAATGGAGGTGGTGGGCCTTCAACTCAATCACCCGAAGCAAAAGAAAAATATAAAAATTGGAGGAAAGGTAAAACACCCATGCTAGGAAAAAAACAATCTCAACTTACACGAGATAGAAAAAGTAAAGCTCTCAAAGGCAGGCCCAAACCAGAAGGATTTGGAGATATGATGCGTGAAGTTAGAAAAGGTGTACCTAAACCAGAAGGGACCGGGGTAAAAATAGCTGAAAAGCTTAGAGGCAAACCATCTAAAAAGGCAAAAATAGTACAACAATTTGATTTAAGTGGTAATTTTATAACAGAATATCCAAATACTATGGTAGCTGCTGAAAAAACAGGAAGTAATAGTTCTACAATTTCAAAAGTATGTAGAGGTATTTTCTCTCAAACTAATGGTTTCCTTTGGAAATATAAAATCCTTTGAAACTTTACTTTTTTTTTTATATATTTATACCCAGAAAATAAAATTTAAACAAAATGAAAGATATTATTAGAATGAACAAATTAGCAGGTACTATCACAGAAAACCAAGCTAAAAGAATGATGGATATTTTGAATGAAGACGCCCACTCAATTTACTCAGATGCCTTAGATACCTTAATTAAAAATGGAGATATTTTAAAACTTAAAGATGGTACCCAAGTAAGAGTTGGAGCTATCCCCGCTAAAGAAAATCCTAAATATAAAACAGGCATGATTCTTGCTGCTGATTTGAGTAGAGATGCTAGAGGTCCTATGACTATCGATATCAATAATGATGTTGAAGAGGTATTGTAAACTCTTTACAACCCTATATAGAAAAGCTTGCCTACCAGCAGGCTTTTTCTTATCTTAAGTGTTATGGAAACAAAAATTAACCATGTTATTGCAAGTGACACAGATAGTGCCTACTTCACCCTTACCAAACTCCTCCAAAAACTATACCCAGATTCAGATTCTTGGTCAAGGGAAAAACGTATAGAAGCTCTACTTAAGATTACAGATAAAATCCAAGAAAAGGCCAACACCAATCTCAATAACATATCTAGTGAATTTTCCAACATACAATCAAAACACCACTTTGTGCTCAAACAAGAT